AATATGCTTTGCCGCAGACTCAAACATAGTTTGCCACATTGAATGAACAAGTCCAGAACACAAGAGCTCAAGAACCCAGTAGCAGGTATAGTCTGCGTGTCCCAACTTGATGTTCTCCTCAATCACTTTGTAGACGTGAGTTCGGAGGTGTCCTGAGAAGGTGAACTTTTGGAAGTCGGCCACAGATCTATTGTCTTGTACATCCATTGTCTAATATCTGAGAAGTTGACAGGACTATTTGACCGCACGGGCTCTCCACGAGTGTACAGTACGTACATGAACCCAGCCAACAGAACGAAAAACGCAATAGTGTGTCCCCAGCTTCCCATACCAATATACACGCCAATCGTAATAACTACTGTGATAGTTAGTATTTGAAGTATATTCTTGATTTTTTGGGCCTTCTCCAAATCCGTTTGCGTTGTTGCTATTGTCTCGGTTAGTTTGCGTATTTTATTTCGCGTATTTCCAAGCTCGTCGTTCGAGCTGTCCATCATATGCTTATGGGTCTTGATACTGTCCACGAGTTCTTTCGAGTTGAGCATTTCGCCAGTTTCGGTAGTGTACGTGCTTTTCAAATGGGATACAACGAGGTCTCTTTGAGCATCCGCGCCTGGAATCTTGTCGTAGTCTTTTGTGGTTCCTCCTTCTGGAGCCGCCGTCTTTAACAGTATATTGACGGCATCCGTTACTTGTGCGTAGTCCATTATTAAAGAACACGTAAAAATGTTAAACCTGCTCCGCGGGTTAAATATGTCGAGCGGATACTAGTGCTTCCAAATCCTCGAGTCAAAGGACTGTCTACTACAAGTCCTGTTCCCTTACGCCCATTGGGTCCATGGGAAGTTAGGTCTCCCACAATCGCGGCACGACGCTTCATTTGTGTTATCATGGAAGCATCCGTCGCAGGCCGCAGAGCCTTGGCCTTCTGGTTCTTATCATTGAAATCAGGAAGACTTATAACAGTTGGCATTTATTCTATCTAAACAAAATGTAATGAACCCTTCAGAGTTTAAAGTGGCTCGTGAGCAACGACTCAAAATCTTTGAAGAAAGTTATGCCTCTCTAAAGCAGGTGTATTCCGAGGCTTTAGAGAAGTCCATTTCGGAAACCGACAGGACCAAACAGTGTGTGCTTATCAAAAAGGCTCTTGAAATCAACCAAAAGCTGACTGCACTCGTCCAAGAGTTCCTAGTTGGGACAGATTCGGGGAACTGTAAGGTATCTCAAGAGCGTATTCGACAACTTCGACAGGATATGGAGACATACAAATCACAGTATGGAGAAATCCAGCAGGGACGTGATCGTATTTACTCACTCCAAAAATCGCTTTACGAACTTGAGGAAAAAGTTCAGGTTGTTCGCGGTGTTGATTTCATTTATATGTGTCTGCTCGCATTGGGAGTGATCCTTTTACTTCTACTTATGTTTAACTCAGGCATCCGCAGCGCTTTCAACGCATACTCGGTATCGCCTATTCTCACCAGAAGCGCCACATAGTCCAGTTACTTCTAGAACATCGCCTGGTCTTGCCCCAATCCATTTTGCCATTGGATCTTGTGAGTCAATGCGCGGAAACAACGATGATGACTCCGCGTGATACTGTTTCAAAACTTCGTCAAGCTCGTTCTTCATAAGAATGCGATGCTTGGGGACCTTGCGATGAGAAGAAATATCAAACTGCAAATGTCGAAGTTCAAACATCTGTACAAGTGGATGTTCGCGGTCTGCCACATACCTCCTTACACTCGTCAACACCGAATCAGATGGCTTGGAATCGCTGACAATAATCATGCCATTCGTGTATCCGTTCGTAGTCGCAAAATCAACAAAGTGTCCAAACTCTCGCTCAGTAACACGGGATTTCTCGCTGAAAACAATCAATATGCCGCCGTACACGAACATATGCGTTTCCTCCAAAGGCTGTCCAACCCTATCAAATGTTGAATCAGCAACGCCTCTGTTCTTCAAAATGATTTTCAAGGTTTCAAGTGCTCGTGCCTCCATTCTTGTGTATTTAACAGAATATGAAAACGCAATTCGTTTTTCATAGCATAAGTTAAATATGTGGACCGTTCTTATTCCCGTCGTGATAATACTCTTGCTTTTGTGGTTTACGATTTCACGAACAACGTCAGCTCCTTCAAAGGAACAGCGGATGAACCAAATGGATTCGGTGTCTGCTTCTTCGTACGAACAAAGCACGAACCATCTTCAATCATCCAAGGTTGATATGGGTCCTATTTCTGGATTTGAAACTCCTTTTCGAGTAAATCTATACCAGGCATACATTGAGTAATGAACTTACACTTATTGAACCCATAAACCTCAAATGAGATTTCATGTTCTTTCGTTGCCACACACGATCACTCGCAAGGATTATTCTGCGTGTGCATTTACGATGAAAGTTTTGAAGTTCGGAAAAATGATGACTGATAGAGGTCATACTGTTTTCCATTATGGACACAAGGATTCAGTTGTTCAGTGTACCGAACATATCCCAGTAACCTTTGATGAAGATTTGGAAAAGTCCTACGGAAACTATGATTGGAGAAAGACTTTTTTTAAGTACTGCAACACGGATTATGCCCATAACATATTCAGAGAACGTGCCATCGTCGAAGTTGGAAAGCGTAAGCAACGTGGAGATTTCATACTTTGTTTTTGGGGGTTCGCACACCAACCGGTTGCCGCTGCTCATCCAGAACTTATCGCACTTGAGCCTGGCATTGGGTGTAACAACAAGCCATGTACAGCCCACTCTGTATTTGAATCTCACGCAATCATGAACCAGATTTATGGAAAATACGATAACTGGCCAAAATGGTACGACGCAGTGATTCCAAACTACTTCGATCCAGATGACTTTAAATATAACGAAACTCCAAAAGATTACTTTTTGTTTATTGGAAGAGTTATTGATTCAAAGGGAGTTGGGATTGCCATTGAGGTTACCAAGAGATTGGGTGTACAACTCATTGTAGCTGGCCAAGGCGATTTAAAACCAATTTGTGGTCTAGTTCCCGACCACGTCACTTTCATAGGTTACGTTGAGCCAGAAGCAAGATGTGAACTCCTGAGGAATGCCAAGGCTCTTCTTGCACCATCGCATTACAACGAACCCTTTGGAGGTGTTATCATTGAGGCTTTATTTTGCGGGACACCTACGATTACAAGTGATTGGGGTGGTTTTTCGGAAAATAACCTTCATGGAATAACAGGATACCGCTGTCGCACAATAGAACAGTTTGTCTGGGCTGGAAGAAACATTAATAAGATTTCTCGTAAGGCTTGTAGAGATTGGGCTATGAACAACTTTTCGCTCGAACGCGTGGCATTGATGTACGAAGAGTACTTCAGCTTCCTCACGAAATTATACGATGGCTCTGGCGGTTTCTATTGTAACAACGATGAACGCACGGAACTTGATTGGTTGAAGAGGACGTATCCTACAAGCAGTTAAATCCTTGAAACATTGTAATAGGATAGAACAATGCCGGGCGGTCTTTTACAACTTGTCGGAAAAGGTGCACAAGACCAGCTAGTTACAGGTAATCCCTCTTTTACGCACTTTCGGTCTGTCTATAAACGCCACACGGATTTTGCGATGGAACACTTTCGGCTCTATTTTAAGACAAGTATTCTCTCGTATCCTACAACCGGGACTCTTCGTCTTAGGACGAAAGTAGAGCGGTATGCCCAACTTTTGAACGATTGTTATTTGAGCATTGATTTGCCGAATATTTATTCTCCGGTTGTTGCTCTTACTAGCGGGTTTCCAACTTCATCTCCCGAATCGGTGAATGGAAGCTCGAATGCTATAGGATACGAGTTCCAGTGGATTCGCAATATTGGGTACAATATGATTCATCACGTCTCCATTTTGGTAAATGGTCAAGAGATTGTCAGACATACAGGCGAATGGATGAAGTTATACGCAAATTTGACATTTGATGCAAACAAGCGTGCGATTCTTGACAGAATGGTTGGAAATGTTCCTGACCTATACGATCCTGCGAACGCCCAGGGACGATTGAACCAGTATCCTCACTCGATTTCAAAGTCAACTGAAAATGCAGAACCGGCTATTCCTGGACGCACATTACTCATTCCTCTCCACTTCTGGTTTTGCGAAACAGTTGGTCAGGCACTTCCAATGGTAGCTCTTCAGCAGTCCGAAGTTGAAATTGTCGTTGAACTCTATAATGCATATAAACTGTTTACAGTAAGAGATATCCGCCAGAACTTATCAGATGTTCTTTCTAATCCAGGATTTGGAAGTCGAATAGTTCCAGACTCTTCGAACGATAACTTCGTTCTGCGTCATTTCCTCTCTCCTCCGACGTATGACTCAACTTCAAATATAGTTCCTGGATTGAAAACATGGAACTTAAACCCGTTTTTGGAATGTAACTATATTTTTCTGAGTGATAGTGAACTTGCCTATGTCGCACGAAATGAACACTCCTTTATGATTTCGCAGATAGATATGGTTCAGGCAGATGGACAGTACGGACCTTCTAACGATCTAGAGCTTACAATGAAAAACCTTGTATCGCGTATAATCTGGGTGTTTCAACGAAGCGATCTAAAAGAACAAAATGTGCCAGATAACTACACGAACTGGAAAGACCCATACCGTTCTCCCTTCGACAGCAACTTGTTAGGTTGGTATACTTCTGGAACAGCTCAGGATTCTAACGTATCTCAAAAAGATATTCTCTTGGAATCAACGCTAGTTTTAGATGGGCAAGAACGGTTCGCACCAAAACAGACACTGTTTTTCTCAGGTCTAGAGTTGTATCGCCATCAAACCGGAAATCCCATTCCTGGAATATACGAATACTCTTTCGCACTCAATAATGACCCTACACAGCCCAGCGGATCTATCAATGGGTCCATGTTCAACAAAACCCTTTTGCGAAATACTCTAGTTACTCCTCCAGGAAGTATAAGCGGACTTCCAGCAAACGCATCTACTACTGTATGTATCCTGAAATCGACTGCAGGTTCAAAGAACCCGATTATAGTTGTACAAGCTCAAACTCTTCCATCTGTCAGTCCAACCGGAGAAATCATTCCACCGTTATACGGTCCTGAAGATGTCATAACCATTGTTTCAAAGAGCAACGGGACTCCTCTTGCAACATACGAATATACATATACTGTTAGGGCATATGTGCAATCCTATAACTTCCTTCGAATTGTTGGAGGAGTTGGAAATGTCGTGTTCTCTTCATAATAAGGAGAATGGCCGGACTTGAAATTTTGGATGCCAAGTATGGAGCCGTCGGAAGCGCGAAGGATAAAAAAAGTGTTACCGAGAACGTTAAGCAAAAAATATCGGCCGACAAGCAGAGTGTTTCATTCGTTGTCAGCACTACTAACTTAGGAATCCAGGATCCAGCGCCTGGAAATCCTAAGGAAATGGACATTCAGTATGCTCTCGATGGAATACAGTACAACGAGAAAATCAGGGATGGAAACACGTTTGCAGCAAAACTCAAAGAACCAGCCCCACGAAGTCCTGCCGGATATTTGCTCATGTTATACGGCGCCATATTTAAGAATGTGGTATCTTCTGCTGCCCTCTGTATAAATGTTGCTGGAATCGTGATGGCATACAATCTTGGCTGGTATTTTGGATTTGGAGTCTTATGGGCAATAATCGCAGTCATTTTTCCATTTGCAGCTTTTTGGCTGATACCATTTATCGTTATTTTAGCAAGAGCAGCTGGAGGTGTTGATTTTGTAACTCTTTATTGAAAAAGAACTAGGAAGAAGTGTGTGTTTTTTATTTATACAGTCATTGCCTTGAACTGTCCAAGCCCAACAAAGCCAACGAAGACATCGCCGTCGTCGTTTGGAAGATAGACGCGTCGAGTGATAGTCCCTACGGCATACGTCTTCTCGTTGAAGTCTGCGTCCTCTGCGTCCTCATCTGTTTCGGCAGGACCAGTGATGAACCGCTTATTTGCGAAATCCCAGAATATTCCAGGACCGTATCCGTCAACAATATGCTTGAGCAGAAGGATCTCCTTAAGCTCAAGTGTAACAACGCCGTTATCAACTGGCCCTGTGGTTGGCTTTGTTGTCATGTGAATGTAATCTGTCATATGTTCGCCCATTGTCTTGACGATATAGTCGTCGCGAGTAAGATCGTTAATGTATTTGACAAAGTCCTTTCGGTGTGCGTCGGTCATAGTAGTTCCAGTCTCCTCAAATAGAGATTTAAGCTTATCTGCGAACGATTTTGACAACTTGGAAATACGCTTTGCCTTAATATCATCCTCTGCGTTCTCAAGAGGAACGGGCTGAGCTGGAGCGGGAGCGGCCTTTTTCGCACGAGGCTTTGGCTTTCCAGAACCATCAAGGCGTTCCTGCTGAACTTCGAGCTTTGCTTTCAACTCGTCCATTTTGGCATTCGCCTTATCGAGATTGCGGACCTTGCGTCCATCGATCTTCTGTTGAAGCTCGGCGATCTTTTCCTCGGTAGTATCAATAGCCTTTTTCGCACGGGCATAGGCAGGCGATGCCTCTTTCTGGACATTGATTACGTATTCTAGCGCCTCCTTGGGATCGAATCCGTAGTTCTCGGCGAGAGTGTTCACTACAAACTGAATCTTATCCATTCTCAGGTTGTAGTGTTTTTGGTACCATCCATTTCCTAAATTTATACGATCCGTTTTCCGGAACTATTCTATGTAAAATGTTAGGCTAGAAATACTTGTATTGAAAGTTATAGTTACAATAACGCCATTTATTAGGGATCCAGACGTAAAGGTTATAAGGCTGAACTCTGGTGACTCAGGCTTAGTTAAAGAATACCCTGAGGGTGTATTTCCATTAAATTTGAATTCTAATACTTCTGGACCCGTTAATCCTAACCTTGAGGACAAATTACCCTCTGAATCAGCGCCTAAAGTACGAGTATACAATAAGTTCACAATATTTGATGGCGGTACAATTGGTAGATCGTTTACTTGAAAAACCCCCCCTTCTAAAAAATTTATGTTTCCAACATCTAAAACTATATTCGGATTAATAACTGGAGCATTAATAGGAGCATTAATAGGAGCATTCAACTGCCGCAGAAGGCCAGTCGTCAAAATATCGCGAATCGGAGGTCGAGAAATAATGCTCATTCGTTCACCTTGCGCGATACCGCTGGTTTTATCGGCTTGGTACATGTTCGTATTTGCTCGTTGACGTAAATACTCTGTGTAAGTTGATGAATCCAATGGCCCTTTCGATTTGAACATCTTGTTTTCAAGCAAGGTTAAAAAGCAGGAGCACCCACGAACATTTCCTGGACGGCGGGAATATCTACTGCCGCAACTGCCTCCTTTAGTCCATCCGCGGTTGCTGCGAAAACCACTCCAGCAGAAATGATTCCGCCGAAAATAGATAGCTTAAGAGCGTTTTCCCACACGATCGGCTCGGACTTTGAACGGCGTTCGAGAGCGTACAAAATGAAAGACACGAGAGCGACGCTGAGTGCTGCTACAACTACCATCATTCTCTTTGTTCGGCATTCAAATAAAACTTACAGATTTAGAACGAACTCAGTCTTCGCCTTTCCTTCAATCTCTTTCAGAGGATCCACTTCTTCCTTCTTCTCTTCCTCAATATCCAAACTTTCAAACTCAATGCTCGCATCGTCGTCGCCGACAGTCATTGGAGGCCGCTCGTCTTCCTCTTCGCTTTCCTCTTCAAACACCACGTGACGTGTAGGTTCTGGCTCTGGGACAGTGGAAGCAACTTCTGTTGATGGCATAGAAAACTGCTTCGCGATCGACTGCCACGGCAAGAACGACCGAATCACCTGTTCTAGACACTCGTTGATTATCTTCTCAATATCCTGTCGGTTTCGCGCCTGTTGTTCGGTCGTTGTTCCGACAGTCTTGAACAAATAGGCTACCTGCCATACCTTTCTCGCCGAACTGATATACAGCTCGTGAACAAACTTTTCCATTGTAGGACGGTCGAAATCGATATCCACATGCGATGATGAGCCCTTATAATGAATAGAGGCGAACGACTTCATGTAAGAAATGAATACTCCCATCAGCAAATCGTCTAAAAACGAACACTTCGATGCCTTCTCGATTCTTTCAACTTCGGTCGAAAGCGTACTTTCCGACCACTCAGGAATCTTTGTTAGCAAGTTTTGAAACGTTCGCAGAATCTGGTCCATCTGTCCATTGCGATCGCACAGGTCCTTCGATGTATTGTAGACGCTCCAAAATCCATCAGACACTGCCGGAACAATCAGGGTGGCTAGATGATCCCGCAAATGAGATTTTGCAAAATCTGTGTCGCTCATTTGTTCAAGGAGATCGCAACTTTATTGGGTTTAAGAACGCAACGAATAGTAAATATAAAATGTATACTCCTAAATCTATATTAGTCACCGGATGTTGCGGATTTATTGGTTCAAACGTACTCACGTATTTTCTAAACAAATACCCAGACTGTGAGTTTGTAAATATCGATAAACTAGATTATTGTTCTAGCTTGAAGAACGTGGAACATACTTTAGAATCAAAATATAAGTTTTATAAATGCGATATTCGTAACTCGGAAATGTTGAGAACAATATTAAAACTTCACTCCATTGATACCGTAATACATTTTGCGGCACAGACGCATGTGGATAACTCGTTTGGAAACTCCATTCAGTTTACGTTGGATAACGTTCTTGGAACACATACCTTGTTGGAATGTTGTAAAGAGTACGGGAACATAAATAGATTCATACACATCAGCACAGATGAGGTTTACGGCGAAGTTGGATTCACTGACGAAGAATGTACCGAAACAAAAATACTTACTCCAACGAATCCTTATGCCGCGTCAAAGGCAGGAGCCGAACATTTAGTTTTTTCATACTATCACTCTTTCAAGATGCCAGTCATTGTAGTTCGCGGAAATAACGTATATGGACCCAAACAGTATCCGGAGAAACTCATTCCTAAGTTCACAAAACTTCTTTTGGAAAACAAGAAATGTACAGTCCATGGAAAAGGAGAAACGCGTAGGAACTTTATTCACGTAAATGATGTTTCAACAGCAGTTGAGTGTATTCTTATAAACGGAAAAGTTGGAGAGATCTACAACATAGGATCAAACAACGAGTTCAGCGTTATGGATATCGCAAAAAAGCTAGTTAAAATGTTGAAAAATACAGATATAGTAGAAACCCACATAGAGTTTGTGGAAGACAGACATTTCAATGATTTGAGATATAGCATCTCTAACAAGAAACTGAAGGAACTAGGATGGAATGAACGTGTTGATTTTGAAAGCGGATTCGCGTCAACTGTTCAATGGTATATTGACAACATACAGAACTACTGGAGCTAAATAACTAAGTCATACTGGATAGGCTGCGTTCCCGAAATACCAAACATTGGAATGATATGTTTGAGTTCGTTTCGAGGAACTGCCGTGTCCTTACAGAACCTTGCGATCGCCTTATATAAATCAAACCCATGATATCTGTCGTGAGACGGATTCGTCTTTCCAAACAAAATAGACGTTCCATCTTCGAGTTTAAGCCACCGAATCAATGTGTTAAATATTGGGTTTGAACTGTATCCGGCAAACGCTGGTCCTTCTGGAAATAGATCCCAAAAAAGAGATGTAGCAAGACGTACTAAATCAAACGACGGATTGGGTTTTACGGTATCAATGCCAGACACATAAAAGGGTTCAACATTATACTGTCCTCCTGCTTCTTCATCAACTGAAAAATGATCGCTCATGAAAAACTTTGGGTTCTTCATTCCAGAAATACGAACCGAACCAGCGCCCCTCTCGAAATCAATAAGCTTTAGAATGTATCCGTGCGTCGGAATCTTGAATCCTTGTCCGTCGACTTTATAAGTCAAGAACTCTTTATCGGTTTTTACGTACATAATGTTGTTCGAATGAAGATCATTGTGTGTGAACCCCAACGTCCTTTGTGCAAATGTCAGAGCGAAGAGAACCTGTGCCAACCATGCAGTGTGTTTGGCGGTTTCAGGCTCTAAAGACATTAGTTCGTACAACGTCCCTTCGCATTTTTCCATAACAGTGAGTTGGACAGGAACGTTTGACATAGTTGCCCAAGCAAATGCGTCTCCGTCCTCGTCGTCGTCATCGAAATCTTCGCAATCGCACGATTGTACTCCGAATACGTATGCAGTAGACTCGTCCGAAGATTCTGATTCAGAATCAGACCCAAACTCTCCGTCCTCAAATATCGGATCCATACTAGGAAGTTCAATATCTCCAGACGTGGATAGACCTTGCAGCTCTTCTACATCTCCCAAAGATATTTCGTCAGAAACTAACACTCTGGAACGGGCAGTCCTAGTATGGTGGAAATCTGAATGAGAACTTACGCTCTCGCCAAGGCTAAGTTCGAACGTACTTCCAAGATTCTGACTAAACCAAGGTTTTTCTACAATATCAGGGTAGTCGTCCGAGATATCTATCTTGTGTTTCTTGGCAATACCAGTATAAACACCGTAAACTTTTGGGAAATGAATACACCCACTCTGCGAGAACATAGCAGAAAATAGACTGCCCACATATGCCGCATTGTGCGGCGACTGAACTCTTTTCATTAAACTCAGTGCATTCTCTTGAATCGTCGGAAGACCCAATGACCCTCCATAATCACCTTTCATCCATCGGAATGGATTCACAAGCATGGTCTGTTTTATGTGAATATCCTTGGATTCTCCTAACGATGTTGTTATTACAGTTGGGCTTTGAATAGTCTTAACGCTTTGATCGAGTTTAAGTCCGTGTTCGCGAACTGCCTCTACGTTTTCCATCTTGAACAGCATTTCCAAAGAAGGAAAAAATGGCTGAATGTTTCGAACTCCCCAATGTTCGTCTGAAGACGGTTGAAGACTCTTGATCTCGCGATACCGCTGGACTTGAACAGGAACTGAAACAGTTTTCAGTTCACAGCTTGGCTTTTTCTTTCCCATTCTTGTGTTTCGTGTATAAATCAAAACCGAAATCTTCACGCATTTAAGTAAGATGTCTATGAACTTCCAAATCAAGAAGTTCAACATTGAGAATATTCGTGAAAGATGCGATATTGATTCTCACAAATCGCCCATGATAGTGCTGATCGGAAAGAAGGATACTGGAAAATCTTTCTTGGTTCGTGATATTTTGGCAAATACTCAGTCGTGTTTCCCTGTTGGAACTGTGATTTCAGGAACTGAGGTCGCCAATCCCTTTTTCCAAGATATGGTTCCTTCGAAGCTCATTCATGACAAGTACAAGCCCGAAATCGTAATGAATGCTATTAAACGTCAAATGGCTGTCAAGCAGGCCCGTGAACACGAAAAGAAGAGAACTGGTGGAAACTCTGGAATGGATCCTCGTGCCTTCCTAATATTGGATGACTGTTTATACGATAAGACATGGATTAATGAAGAATCCACGCGTTACGTATTTATGAACGGCCGCCACATTGACATGGTCACAATGATTACTATGCAATACCCTTTGGGCGTTTCTCCAAACCTTCGCACGAACATCGACTTTGTGTTTATTTTGCGCGAGAACAACATTAGTAATCGTAAACGTATATACGACAACTACGCTGGTATGTTTCCCACATTCGAGATGTTTTGTCAGTTTATGGACCAATGTACAGAAAACTATGAATGCCTAGTTATTTGCAACGGTGTCCAGTCCAATAAGTTGGAAGACCAAGTGTTTTGGTACAAGGCATCGGCACATCAGCCATTTAGAATGTGCGACGACTCTTTGTGGACGGATAACAAGCCATTCTCAAGCACTCTACTCTCATCTGAGGAATATACGGACGGATCAATAAAGAAAAAGAATACTGGTCCTTGGTTCAGAGTAAAGAAAGAAGGTCAATGACGACGAGTAGCCTTGCGACGCTTACCACCACGCTTCGTCTTGCGACTCCGTCCGAATGTGGCAGGAGCTAGAGAAAACGAAGGGGCAGATATCTTCACTGAACCCATCATATCAGTCAATGCATCCAGTTGGTCATCAGATGCACTCGTCATTGCAACATCTGCTTGTCCTGAACTAGCAAAAACTGGAACTCCGCCCATAGAAGCAGATGACCCAAACATCGCGGTTAAATCGGCCACAGACATCACTTCCTTCTTCATGTTATAAATATCACCACCACGAGTTGAACGCACCAACGTGTATCCGTCTGGCGCTGGACTTCCCTTAGGAACTTTCATAACTTTCACTACCGTAGGCATTTGTTATTTTACAATAGTTTATAGTTCGCGGACCCCTCCCTCTGAAGGATGGACTGGCGTCTCGATGCTATCCTGAATAGCTCGGGAATCTACTACACCTGCGTCTGCCTGTGCGTCCTGTAGCGCCATCTTACGACGTGTCTCGTTCTCCTGGCGCTGCTTGCGGATCTTCTCGCTCTTCTCCTCCTCAAAGAAGATCTCCTTGTTCACCTCGTTCTCCTTGTACTTACGCATTAGCTCATTGAGCTCCTTCTCGGCATACTCGACTTCAGGCATCATGTGCTCCGACGGGTCCCAAGGCAGCCATGCACCAACCTTGCCGACATACAGGTTGTCGCGAGGGTACCGACGCTGAAGAACACGAGCGAACGTCTGTGCCTCCTCAAGGTTAGCAAAAATACGACGGACCTTCACGCCACGCACATTCGTTCGGAACTCGTTCTTCTCGGTGAACTCATTCTCAAGCTCCTTCTCCTTCTTGAGAAGAAACACCTGGTGCTGCTCGTGGATATCCGTCTTTGTAATATCCTCATTATGGACCTTCGCAAACGCCTGGAGGTCCATCATCAAATCCTCAACCTTGAGAGAATACTTCTGGGCGAGGTAAGCGTTGTACTTTTCGATTCCCTTGATCTTCCAATCATACTCAAGCCACTCAATGAACTTCTTGTTAAAAAACTCGCTCTTCTGCTCAATCACCCTCTCGGGGGAAATGAACGAAATAATGCAGTACCGCTGGGTAGGCACCTCAGGGTCCTCCTCCAAGTAATCAATAGGAGTACCGTCATCTTCAACTTTAGGCAGGGTTTCGCGAGGCATTTGTTTATAGTTCGACTGATGTATGAAAATCAGTTATTTAACGACGCTTGTGAGTTGATTTTACTTTGCGGCCGCGACGTTTGGTCTTTCTTCGCTTTCCCCCACCTACACCGGGAGAAGGTCCGCCCCCAGGAAATGGAACTGGCATATCTCCGTCTTCACAAAAATCGGATTTATTTATCACACCCTTTATGATGTCAATAATATCTAACAAGATTCTGTCGTTGGTAAAATCCTCGTGCGGTTCTCCTGTGCGAATACTTCCCTTTGTGATGGCCGTCTTCTTCTTCTTGGGACCCATTGGCTCAAACGCCTTCAAGTTTATAGAGTTTTCAAAGTTAGAAGTGTTCATAGAGTTGGATTTCAAATCGTCAATCAGAATAGTATTGCAAGGCAAAAAATCATCCACTACAAGATCGTACCAAAGATAGTTCAAGTCCTTGTTCTTTCCTGTCTCGTCCTCTCTTGCAATAGAGGCCTCTACATCCTCATCCACCCAGACATTCGATATCTTCAAGCCAGGAACGATTCTTTCCAAGATCTTCTTTAAGCCATTTGCGTATACTTTGTCCGACCAAGTCCACAAGTTGACAGTGGCACAGTTATCGTTCAAAAACGCAAGGAACTCTTTCATGTGTGGCCGAAAAATAAATCCGCCTTCGACTTCAAACTTTCCAGCTTCAGATCCTCCAGCTTCGTATTTCTTCGTGTCCTCTTCACCGCCATATTGGACAAACGTTTCGTCAATGTCCAATATGACGTTTAGTTTCTTGTGACCAGCCATTTATATAATCTTCTTTTTTTATGCGAACTCTGGGTTCCACTTTGTGATTCGCCCTTTCTTGAAGACCGACTCCAAATACTCGTCCTTCTTTTTCGTTCGCATCCTTGCGTCGCCAAAGTCAATGACCCAAACGCGTCCATCCACCTCAACGAAGTTGCGAGGCCATAGGTCAAGGTACTCAATGCTGCAGACGTGATACAGCGTCCATACCAAGCTGAACATTCCTCCAACGACTCTAGCTGGGATATCGTCGATGTCATTGCCGTACATATCTCCAACGTTCATCTCTTCGAGCTTAACCATATCAATGAAGGTCTTGTTGTCTGTCTTCAGGACTTTTGGAGCAAGTCCGTGTCTTGCCGCAATTTTTTGTAGCCTCACTTCGTTGCGGATATATGAGGGCTTTTCATC